ACGAAAACAAACTATCATTCTAACTTCTATTATTAAATAAATTATGGCATATTCAGATCCATCGTATATGGCATCGGACGGAGCAGGAGCTCTTGCTGGTGGCATTACAATTAATAACGCTTATGTACAAGCGTACAAAGAAGGTTTTGAGCAAGCGTTCCAACAAACAGAATCCAAGCTCCAGCCTTTTTTCGAACAAGAGTCGCAAAACGAAGAGTTCCAGTATTTTGACCGCATCGGTGTTGCGGAAGATATGACTGAGGACGCAACTCGTTATGCGGACAATCCAAACTCAGAAATCACTCATGACAGACGTCGTATCGGACTTAAAGATTATGAGCTAGGTAAATACGTAGATGAGAAAGATCTCAAACGAGTTCTTACTGATCCTATGAATTCCTACACTCAAGCTCTTTTAGCTTCTGGTAAACGTAAAATTGATGATATCATTATCTCAAAATTCTTCGGTGAAGCTTACTCTGGTAAATCAGGTGCTACAACAAAAGAATTTGCATTAGGAACTGGTAACATTAATGACGACCTAGTTTACGTCGGAGCAGGTTCTTCTTCAGGTATCACTACAGCAGGTAAATTCTCTGTTGTTGCAGGTGCTAATAAAGAAGGTTTCTCTATTGGTTCTAACTATGTTGATTCTGGTACATCAGCTGCATCTGGTTTAACACTTGCTAAGTTACGTGCTGCACGTACTACAATGTTACGCCTACAAGCTATCGACCAAGACGAAGTTGTTAACTGTTTCGTTTCTGCTAAACAAATCGATGATCTATTAGGGATCACTGAAGTTGTTAACTCAGATTACGCAGTTCGCAAATCATTAGTAGATGGTAACGTTACATCCTTCTTAGGATTCCGTTTCATCCAAACTGAGCGTCTTCCACAAGATGATGCTGGTGCACGTCGTGTTATCGTTGCAACTCCTAAAGCTCTTAAGCTTTCAATCGGTACAGCTCTTAAGGGAGATGTATGGAGAGTTCCAGCCAAGAAAAATATCCCTTACGTATACTTTAAAATGTGTGCGGAAGCATCTCGTATGTGGGGTGAAGTTTCTGGTGAGATCCGTTGCGCTGAGTAATAATCTTAATTCGAGTTACCTCCTTGCTAAATGCAAGGGGGTACTCCTTTTTATAATATGGCTGTAACAAATACAAAAACCGAAATAATAAACAACGCACTACGCCTTGTAGGTAGTTATCACATTGCTGATGACGATACTACCAGTGCTACTTATGAGATCACAATCCGAGCATTCGAAGAAGCCGCTAACTCAATTTTCTCAGAAAACATATTCCAATATAACACAAAGCGATCTTACGCAGCAGGAACCGCTACATCTACACTCGCTGAAGGCTCTTTCCCAGCAGAGTATTGGAGTTACAGATATACATTGCCAGACGATTACAATTTACTTACACGAGTCGTAAGTAAAGATGGCACAACAATTTTAGATTGGACATTAGACAATAGCTCTGATGACGCAGACTCAGACGTACCGTACTTATATACTACAGAAGAGAATGCACACATTTACTATACTTTTATTCCTGACTTATTATCCACAGGTGGAACAGGTCAAGGAGATAATGCTACAAGAATGCCTGCTTACTTAGCACGGTTAATGTCTTTACACATTGCAGCAAACTCAGCTATTGAATTGTCTGGTTCAGAGACAAGAGCTGATTACTTGTACCAGACCTATGAAAAAGCTTTACGTAGAGCAAGAGTGATCGAAGGAAGATCTTCTCCTGCTCAACAATACATTAACGATAGCAATTCATCGTTTGTTAATGCAATAAAGTATTATGGCAAGGTATAGTAATGTACAAACAGATTTCTCAGGTGGATTAATTAGCGAGTATATACTTGGTCGTTCTGATATTGAACGTACAGCTAAGTCTGCTAGAGAGTTTACTAATTTTTTACCTACACTACAAGGCCCTGCCGAGTATAGGTACGGTTTTAAACATGTAAATAAACTTACTGAGACTGACGAAGATAAAACAATAACTGCTTCTCTTACTTTAGCTACTGATCAAGTTTACAGAATTGCGTTTAGTAATACAAAGATTAAAGTGTATGGCAGCACTGGACAATTAAAAGTATCCACTGCTACTGTATTAGTTGCACAAGTAGATGACACACAAGACACTATTGTATTTACATTACCTACAGGTCACGGATATGTTGTAGGTGATAGAATAACTATTACTGGTTCTAGCAATAGTAAGATGAATGCGACTCATACTGTTACAGCAGTAACAGATACATCAGCAACTATTGTAATAGCTAGCTACGGTTCTGTAACAACTACCGACATTACAATTACAAAAGACTATCTTTTAAGTCCGTACTCTTTAGCAGAGTTAGATGATTTAAGGTTTAGTTCTGAAACAGATGCGTTATATATAACACATCCATTACATAGACCTAGAAGAATATTTCCATTATCTGACTTAGTATCTTACACATTAACAGCCTCAGGCGGTGAGTCCTTGTATGGAGATAAGACAGGAGATAAGACTAGCACAACAGATGTTAGTGTTGATGATGAGTTACTGCAATCTAACGTTGCTGTTGTAGGAGACACTAAGTGGTCGCTACAAGAGATAGCATACGATGTAGAGCCTTTGTTAGAAGCTGATACAAGTAGCTCACAGTTTAGAATTACAAACAACGAGTCATATGCAAAGATTACATCTACTACTGATGACTTTGCTCACATTGTTACTTCAATTGCAGACTTAACTGTAATAAATGCTAATGTAGCTGATGGAGCAGGAGATACTATTACTATAACATTACCAACTGGTCATGGACTTATAGCAGGAGATTCTATTACAATATCTGGATCTGATAACGCAAACCTTAATGTAACAGTTAATGTTAACACAGCTGCAGCTACACAAATAACGATTGTTATCTCAGGGTACTCAGGTAATAATACAGGGTCTATTGTAATTGACCGCACTGTTGTAGCAACTAGGTTGTATGTGCAGTACACAGTACAAGAAGAAACATTTTTAGGTCAGGTAGTAGTAGCATCTAAAACTACTAATTACACATTAGCTAACCCAACTAATACAGTAGTGTATGTAACACCTGTAAATGTTGTGGTTGACATAGAAGACGCTCAAGCAAGATTATTTTTACTAGACAATGAAGAAACATCTACAGCATCAGACATAGCTGTGCTAAAGAACGACGGTGTACCTGATAACAAAATACATTTAAGAGCTGACGCTACTATTTTTAGTCAAGGATTAAAAAATGCATGGATTCTTGTAGATGATAATAGAAGAGCTAGTGAATTAGCAGTAGGCTCTACAAGAAGCACTACAAGATGGGTAAATATTAAAGAACATCGTGGTACAGAAGATCACCCTGTAGAATTTACTAGCGGAACATACGACAACAGTGTATATGAAGCTGGAAGTGTGTATAAGATACTTAACCCATTTACTGGACCACTATATCAAATGGGACCTAATACAGTTGGTGCTTTAAGCACAACAACGGCTGTATTACGTACTGATGGGAATAGAACGTATACATTTACAAACGGTTTAGGAACAGACCCTGCACACCCTTTGTATCACGGAAGTAATCCTGTAACCACAGAATCTTTAACGATTGCTAATCTTTCATCAGCTAAACAATTTGATGTTGTAGAGTGCTCTAACTTTACAGATGACGGTGTACCTAAAGTAGAAGAGTACAATGCTTCATCTAATCCTACTGGTAATTTAATAATACCGCCAGTCAGTGATAATGTTACTGTAGTATCAGTAGCTAATGATGTTATACTAAACTCTACTGCTCCATCATTTGTTGCAGATGATCTTAACAGACACTTTAGAGGTGAACTACCTACTGGAAATGTTTACATGAAAGCAGTTAGGTTTATATCTGGTAACCAAATAGTGGTAGAGGTATTAAACAGGCTACCACGAAATAGTAGAACACTTGAAATAGAGAACTTAGGCTCATTTACTTCATTTAGTTTTGGAGCGTGGTTTACAAACAATTTCCCAAAGACTGTTACTAAGTATGAGCAAAGACGTGTGTATGGTGGTACGTTTAGTCATCCAAACTATGTATTTTTTAGTAGAGCTGACAACGAATACAGTTTTCAATCTACACAAGATGATAAAACAGTCTTAGATACAGACGGCATTACTTACATACTAACAAATCAGACAGCATCTATTAAATGGCTAGATGCTCTTAAAGATTTAGTTATTGGAACTACTGGTGGTTTGTATAGAGTTGTACCTAATGAGTATTTGTATGGTGTTAGTGCTAAAACAATACGTATTGAGTTAACACAAGAAGAGCCCTGTAATGCACAAGCTATATCTGTAGGTAATTCAATATTCTATCCTGACCAAGCTGGGGGAAGAGTACTAGAGTATCGTTACGATCAAGCTATACAAAACTCTGCGTCTAACGATGTTAGTAAGTTAATTTATCCTACATTTGTAGATGATGGTATAGTTAAAATACAATACCAACACACACCACAACCTAGAATATGGGCTGTAACAAAGAAAGGTAACCTATACTGCTTAGCGTACCACAGACAAGAAGAAGTGTATGCTTGGACTAAGATGGATCTTGCAGGAGCAACTGTTCATGACATTACTATATTAAACACAGGTAATGAATCATTAACAGATTCTATATTTGTAATTGTAACTAGGACTAATTCTTCAACTGTTGTAAGTACTGAGTGCTTAAACGAATCAGAGTCTGTACATGCTGGCCCAATATTAGGGCTTGAAGGTCTTGCAGACAAAAGAGTAGCTGCACACTTAGACGCTTATGTTGTAAATACAAAAGAAAACATTTTTGATATTAGTTATGATGTTAGTAGTCGCTTTGTAAATGGCGATACAGTATCTGTTGTTCTTGACGGAGAGTACAAAGGTGAATATACAGTTGCTGGTGGAGTACCACAAGGACTTGCAACTAGCCCAACAGCCCAAGTATTTATAGCAGGTGTTAAGTATGAAGGAGTAGCAAAGCCAATGTTCCCAACTTGGAACGGACAAAACAAACCAGCGTACGGAGCAGATACACAAAGAATTGTGTCTATCAAGCCATTTGTTATTGACAGCTTCTCATACTCTGTTGGTATAAACGGAGAATTTAAGGATATATCATTGTCTACAACGTATGGAGTTGGTAATGGGTTTACTGGTTTTGATACTGAAAGACCTGTGGCAGGTTCTACATTTGGAGTTGACAACATACCTACATTTAAACAGACTAAGCCGTATCCCTTAGTCATTGCATCTATAATAACTAAGACAGATTTAAACTAATGGAAATTGCAGCAGTAGTATCAACAATAGCATCCGCAGTAAGCGGGGTTGTATCATATGTCGGTGCACAGCGACAAGCTGAGGCACTAGATAATGCAGCAGTAAGTGCAGAGAACGAAGCTAACTTTCAAGCACAAATCGATACTAACGAATCTGTTGAGGCACAAGCTGAAATAGAGGCTACTAAAGCATCGACTATATTTAATAAGAATTTAAAAGCTCAGATGGATGCAGAGGCACGAGAAAACCTTGCATCAGAAATAGCAGATAAAAATGCTACTAGTTATTTAAAACTTAGCCCATCTGTTAGAGCATTCTCAGATGTGTTTAAGGCAGAAGTAGATAGAGAGCAAAGTAAACTTACATCTTTTGATTTTGAGTCAGGACAAGAGTCGTATAACTTCTACAAGCAAGCAGAAGAACTTGATAGGAAATCAGCTTACGCTTACAGTCAAGGTATAGCACAACGTGATTACACTTTAGCTGCTGGAGCTAACAAAGCTACACAGTACCGTAACGAAGCAAACGCTACACGAACAGCTGGAACAGTTGCCTTAGCTACTGCAGCAGCAGGGACATTAGGTAGTTATGCTAGTTTTGGTGGTTCAGAGATGATGAAAAGCTCAACTAACCAGTTTGCACGTAAATTCTTTAGAGTATCATAACAATGGCAATTAATTTAAACTATAGTACAGGTAAATCAGCAAGACCAACAAGTGCAACATTTGGCACAGCACCGTCACAGGATCCTAGTGGTCTACAACGTGCTGGACAAAGCTTGTCACAAATGTCTAATCAATTTGCTAACATAGCTAATACACTTGACCAACAAGACAAGTCAGCACAAGAACTTGTAGCTCGTAAAGCTTATGCCGTTCAGCAACAAGCAGCTAATGAATCAGCTCAAGCGTTGAGCGATGCAATTAACAACGGCAATTCAGAGAAGATTAGAGAAGCTCAAAACAATTTTAACTTATTAAAAGACCAAACTGTAAATGATTACCTACCAGAAGATGGTGGTGATATACAAGTGACTAGGGATAGTATTTTAACTAACTACGGATCACAGTATAAGAATTTGTATGGTTCTTTAGATAGAAGCACACGTAGCAACAAGAACATAGCTATTGCTACTAAGTCAATAGACACAGCAAGTAAAAAAGCAGAGTCTGCTATGACTACTCTTAACCTTCAGTACGGAGCTGATAAGGCTGTACCTATTGACAACTTTAAAACACTCTTAACAGACCCAGTACAAGGAGTACTTGTTTCAGATAGAGATGAATTAGAGTACAACGCATTACCTAATGACAGTTTAAAAAATACTTTTCTAAAAAGAAAGCTTGATTTTTTTAACACAGCGGTAGAACGTTCTTTCTTACACGCTAAGTCAGATACTGAGATAGATCAACTTCAAGAGTACTACGGTAACTTGTTTCAATCATACGAGTTGTTTAACAACATACCTCAAGCTAGTGAAAAGTACGATACAGCTGTTATAGATGCAAGAAAATTTGTTGCCGATAATAAAAATGATATAGCTAAGGAGATTGTACAAGAACAATCAAACAATCTTAAGAATAATATTACAATCCTAAATGATGCTAACAACTTATCGCAGAGTAGTAGAGCTGTAGTTCTTCTTGATGCCCAGCTTGCTGATGTAGATCCAAATGTAAATGATGCTGACTACACAATTTATGAGACAGCAAAGACTTTAGTAGATTTACATTCACCACTTGGTGGTGATGAGATAGCCGATGACATTGCAAAAGCTTTTCCTGACATGGTAAGTCCTGAAATAGTAAACACAGTAAGGAATAATATGGATACTCCTTATACCCTTGCTTTAAAATCAATGGTAATGGCTAAGCCTGAGGACAGACCAGAAGTTAATCAGTATTGGATGAATCGACCTGAGTTTGTAACTATAGCTTCTGAATTCCATTCAGAAATTGTAAGTGGGTTTAACACTGTTCTTAAAGAGTTTGATAGGAATATGTCTAATGGTAATACATTAAAAGGCATGGCAAGCATAGATCCAGTGATTCAAGCCTTAGTTTCTCAAGGTAAAATAGCAGAGGCTAATTTATACTACAAAGAAGAATATGTAAACACAGAAATATTTGGAGGACGCGGTTTTCCTGCTGACTTAGCAGATATAGAAACTGCAGGCTTTGAATTAGGTGTTGACTCAAAGGTATTAGCTGGGCGTTATAATAATATATTAGACAAAAACGTTAATAATTACGAAGCTTTACACAACAATGTATTGACAGCATTACAGGACCCTGCAAACACGACAAAGGAAGAGAAGAACATGTACCAGCTTTTAGCTTTAACATTACCAGGTGTTATTGCTAAAGGAGAAGGCCCTACTAGTGCTCAGCTATCTAAAGTTGTTAATAACTTTGCTGGAGCTCAACAAGCATATAAAAATGGTAGTACAGAAGATAAAAAAGACATTGACGATTTATACAAGCGTTTAGAAGCTGAACAAGGTAACTACGCAGAGTATTCAATGGGGAACAACATTTTTGGAGAGTCTGGGTTGAAGAGACAGCTTATGTTCTTAAACATAGCTATGGAATCTGAAAACGAAGCAGAAGTAGACTTTGCAGAAAACATGGTCAAAGGTTATTTGTTTCAATCAATTCACGGTCCAGAAAATATGTCCTACAAGGATGCTGTTAAGGAATTAGCAGAACTAGAAAACACAGATTTTAATGATTACGAAGCACCTGTTCCTCTGAATAGTGGGTTTGTTACTACTCTACCATCTGAAGTTAGAGCGCTTGTTAATCCAAGTATAGGTAGGTATCAAGGTCAACCTCTTGAAGAGCTTGGTCAAAATATTAAGGCTAGGTATGATGAAGGAATACAAGGTATAAAGTTTGACCCTCCGATTGGGGCGCTTTCAAGTATATATACATCGTTTTTACCTGAGGGTCCAATGAATACAGCTATATTAGCAAAAGGCAGAGAATCAGAAGTAGCTGAAATATATACTATGACAGAATTAGCTTATTTAGCAGCTTCTGGTTTTGATCCTACAAATAACAAAGACCTTGTAGAGCAATTTGATCTAGAAGGTAAATTTGATTGGCAAGACCCACGTTATTATGACCTTGAAACAGGTAGAGTAACTAGAATGGGTGCTAAAGCTTTAATTAAAGGTATTATGAATAATACTACAGATACTGGAGTACCTATAGCTAAAGTTGCAGGTCACAGCTACTATCATGATAATGGTGTACGAAAAAAACGTATCGAGCTTGCATTTAGAAACGGTAAGGGTTATACAACAGTTCAAAATAGTTCAAAGTTTAATGTTGACGACGCTTTAGCATTAACTAAGATGGTGTTAGCTGATGAACAAAATATGGCGGTTATGCAAGTAATGGGAGGTAGTTTTACTAACCAAAACCTAAATAGAATTTTAGATTACTTAGATGACACTGGAATGTTAGCTGAACAATACCTACCAGAACCAATAGCTGGATCTAGAATACAAAAATTCCCTAACTAATATATGGCACTAATACCAGAAAAAACTACAGACAATAAATTTGTAGACCCAACTATAAGTGAATTATCCCAAGGTAATTACAGCACCACAGATTATGGGCGTCTTACTAATTTTGCAGCATCTCTTGAGCAAGGATTAAAAAATAACCTAACAGGGACGTTGTCTCGTTGGACTCAGTATAAGGTAGAAGGTTTTACTGGTGAAAAAATAGACCAAGAAGCTTTTGATACAAGTGTTGCTCCGTCACTAGGTATTAACTACCAAAGTCAAACACCTAACCAATTAGACTTTCAAATACAAAGTAAGTTACGAGATAGAGTTTTACAAGACCAAGCTGACGGCCAAAACAGATTAATTACAAATATTGCTGGTAACCTAGCAGGAGGCTTAGTAGACCCTGTTGGTTTACTTGTGCCAATGGGTAAAGCTGACAAAGTTAATTTGTTGCTTCGTGCTGGTCACGCTAATAAAGCAGCCACACTTGCTACAGCTACTACATTTAAAAGGTTGTTAGCTACAAATACTTTATTAGAAGCTCCATACGGTGCAATGAAAACAGATATGGGAGATGCGTATACAGCAGAGCATTTAAAAATGTCTCTAATGTTTAACCCTGTATTTTCTGGTGTATTTGCTGGGTTACGTGGCGTTAGCGTGCACAAGAAAGGAATGAGAATCCAGAAAAGCTTAGACAAGCAACGTGCATACGTAGAATTTATGAACGGCCAGCGTGAGCAGTTTAATACTGATTTTGCTGAGGCAACTCAGGTCTTACAAGATGCTGGTTCCCCTGCTATTAAAAAGATAATTGACGAGAATCCTCGTCTTAAAGACATAGCAGAAGGTAGAGTTAAAGATGAAGACCTTACACCTGAAGATGCAATGAACATAACTGCTGGTTTGCACATGGCTGAGGTTAGTGCTAAGCTTGAGATTATGTCAGCTAGGCTAGCAGACGATTATTTAAGAGCGTTGGATGACGGAGGCCCTATAAAAGGAGCTTATGATGATTACCAAAAAAGAGTTAGTCGTTTAACAGATGCTCTTACTACTGGTGATACAACAAAGCTTACACCTGAAGACGTACAGTGGTTACAAGACAATGTAGGTATCTTTGTGCAGTTTCCTGATAACTTTACAAGCAGTCCACGTAAAGGTGACGTTGTTTTAATAGACGGAGTTGGCTTAAACACTAAGGGTGCTAAAGAAGCAGCATATCACCGATCAAAATTATCTGAAGAAACAACACCTAGTTTAGATTCAGGTGGGATGAGGTTAAGAATGATAGCTTCAAGAATGGAAAAGATACGTTTTGCAAACGGAGAAGACTTTCTTATTGATTTTCCAGGTAAGAACGGTCCTAGAGCTTATGCAGAAGCTGTATTAGAAAAAGGTACTATTGATATTGAGAACGGCTTATTAGAAGAAGTAATTACTGAGATTGCAGCAAAGGATTTTCAAGGACGTAATTTTACATTAATAAATACCGCAACTAGAAACCCAAAGCTTAGAAAGCAAATAGCTAAAGAGTTTCAAAAGCGATTTACAAAACAAAATAAAATCTTAGAACGTCAGTACAGAGAAATTCAAAACAGCAAAGACTCATCTTTTGCAAGGTATGACGATGTTGTTGAGCATTCTCATAAAATGATTAATGAACTTTTTCTAAAAGGAGAAAGTAAAATACCTGCACCGCAACAAATAAAAGCTAATACTTTAGTAGATTATGTAAAATTTTCTACAGAAGAAGGCCTTGCTTTTAAAGGTGCAGTTGAAGAAGACGGAGGTACTATGTCTATTGCTCCTGCAGGAGTTTTTCATAGTAGTTACGCAGGTGTCCCTAATCATTTGCAAAAAGGTAATAACTATGCTGCAGAAATGTTTATGCTTATGGCTCACGAGCATATACATCAGATGGAGCAATTCGCTCCGTACTATTGGAATAAGTTATCAGAAATCACTGAAGTTAAATCAGTTAAAACAATTTTAGATGAAGATATTAGAATCGCTGGTTATAATCCAAGTGTCTTTGCAAATGAAAGACCTTCTGTGATGATTGAGTGGGCAATAACTCGTGACGAATTTTGGGATGCTTTAAAAGCACAAGATGCTGACTTACATAAAAAGTTTTCTTTGTATGTTAAGAGTATGATGGGCGAGTTAAGAGAGTTTTTAATATTAAGTCGATCTGGCAGGAATGTGTTAAAAGAGCGATTAGATAACTTACCTAATGCTAGTAAGATAGCCACAGAATTAGGAGATATCATTGGTTATTATAGATCAGAAAGTTCTCTTGCTAATATGTACCAGCAAATTCCAGAGGCTAAAAAAGAAATTACTGTTGATGAGTTTGCCGATGATATGGGTGGTTTTTCACTTAGTAAGTTACGTCCTGCGTACGAGAACCCAAACCTTAAGGCTAGAGTTGCACAACAAGATAAGTTTAACGCAGATACTAGTAAGTTTTTAGAGGATACTCTTAACACTACTCTTGGTAATGATACTATACTACCTTTACTTACTACAGTCCCTACTAAGATAATAAAGACAGCTGGACGTAATGCACACATAGCTACGGTACAGGAAGCTTTGAGAGACGCTGGGTTCGATAACTTAGCGTTTATATACCCAGAGATTCTTACAAACTTACAGGCATCTAAAACTAGAAAGTCACAACTTATAAAACTACTTTCATTAAGACAGCCAACCGATTTAGCTAAAACATTTAACACATTAAAAGATAAAGGTGCAACTGACGAATTGTTATCACGAGTAGGTTTTATATTCTTAGATACTGACACTACAGTAGCACAAAAAATGGGTAAGGTTGAAGACTTGTTTGGTCAAGAAGACTTAGCTATGATTCTTCGTAGAGTACACGACTCAGCAATTCGTGAAGACATAAAAGCCTTAGTTAGTGCTCAGAAAACTAAGAAAGGTCAAGTTGCTCAGATTAAAACAATCTTAGATGGCAACCAAAGAAAAGGTGTTCAGAGAGCTACGTCTATAGAACGTAAGGTAGACGCTCAGATTCTTAAAGATCAAGGACCTCTTATAGAGTACTTAATAACACACGATTTATTAGAAATATTCTTAGGTGAAGACCCTAGTAAATATATGTCAGCGTACAACTTAAAACAATTTTTCCAGAAAAAAGAGAAAAAGGAGTACGAGTCAGGCTTAACTGCGGCTTCTAAAGAGTTTCACATAAATCTTATGGAAGCTATGCTTACTGGAAAAATGCCTAAGAAGTTTGAGGGTATTGAAACATTTGAAACGGTAGTAGATATTCTTAGAACGGTTACTAGAGGTCAGCTTGCTGAGATTAATGGACTAGGTGTTAACATTAGAGAAAGTAAAAGCTTTACTGGTTATAGTGTGACGTACGACCCATTAGCTGTAAAAGCTATGGGCATTACAAAGTTTGTAAATTACATGAAAAAAGCAGTTGATATAGAATTAACTGCTAAGTTGCATGGCGGTGTAATGACTAACTTAGCTGGAGACATAGTTCCTTTTGAGCCTATACCATTTTTTACAGGTATGTACAACAGCATTGTAGATGGTAAATTTGTTGATGACGGTACAGCAGCTAATAAATCAATTGTTGGTGCGTTACGTAAGAGTTCTAAGATTGCATACAAAGAAGAGTACAAGCCAGATGCTATTGCTACATTTGGTAACTTTAAGAATCTAGGTCGTATGTTACTAGCCCAACTTAGAGGTAGGTCTGAAAAGATTGCACTTGTTAAGAATCTAGGTCATGACCCATACGGTAATATGAACACAATTGTTGGTTCATTAGGTTTAAGAGGTGCTCGAGGATTTAAAACTCTTGACATGACAATGAAACAGGTAGCAGGAATGTTAGACAATCCTGTTGATATAGCCTTAGCACAGAACTTTCAAAAGCTTAGGCAAGTAAGTAACATTGCAAACTTAGCTGGTTCTGGTCTTTCTGCGTTGTCAGATATACCGTTAACAATTAATACATTGCAATACTTAGGTGTTAAACTAGGTTTTAAAGATTTTATAACAGCATACAAGGCAGCTATTGACACACAGTTTAAAGGTGACAATAAAGAGATGGGTGCTTGGTTTAGAGCTCAAGGTGCAGGTTTTGATTTAATCTTAAGAACAATGGCTCAAAAAGTTGCTGCTGGTGAAAAGATTGAAGGTGGTATTATTGCATTAGCTAATCAAATAATGTTTGAGCTTAATGGTTTAAATAGACTTACAGCTACACACCAACAAATTTTTATTAATTACTTATCTAGTGCAATGGCTACAGAGTTAGCTAAGCTAGACCCAAGTAGTACATTACTTGCTCGTATGAGAGAGTTTGGTTTTACTGACAGAGAGATAAAGTACTTACCTAAGTTTATTGAAGAGACTCCTGATGGTGTTAAACGTTTAGCTCCGTCATCAGTTACTAATCCAATTGTACAAGGTAAAGTACAAGGCTTTTACTTACAGTATATGAAAGAAGCTGTAATGGAACCAGATGTAGGTGCACAAGCTATTACTCGTCTAGGACTTGAAGCTGGTACATATGGAGGAGAGACTGTACGTACAGCGTTCCAGTACTCATCATTTATGTTAGGTATGAGTCGAGTAGTATTTAGACGCTTTATGAATGGTTATCAGGGAGAAGGTAAGCACAATGCTTTTGCTATGTCTCATCTAATAGCTTATTTAGGTGCCGCTATTGGTTTTGCATATATAACAACAGTCTTGAAAGACTTGTCTAAGTTTAAAGAGCCAATTAACCTTGCTGATATGTCACAATTTGATTTTAATAGAATACTTAGTCAGTCTGGTGTATTAGGTATTGCTGATTTACCGTTTAATGCTATAAGGTTTAACGACCCAACTGCATTCTTTTCACCGATTGTAGGTCAAGGGGTAGGTGCTTTAACTGGTAACCCAGATGAAGCTATTGAAGCATACACAGGTCAAAACTACCCACTCATTGGACCAGTCATACAACAAGCTATTGGATTTGTTGCAGGTGAGACTATAAACTCTATTCAAAAAGACTATGTATCTTATATGAGAGGATTGTCAGATGATGCGTTAGACGATCAAATTGATGCTTTGGAAGCTTCTGGTGCTCTTAGACTTGTACAAACGTCTCAAGGTCCTAAGCTCCTAGCAACCTCAGAAGAAGGTGTAACTGCTGTACAAGAGAAGAAAACCCGACAATAGCACTTGACACTGATAAACGCTAGAGTATAACTGAGTCATGATTACTATAACCGGAACTCAAAACTCTACAGTTGAAATCCTACCACAAGACGGAGGAGATTTTTTATTAGACGCTAACGGAAATTTTGGTAGTGGTACAATAACAGTATCTATTAGTTTTGATGGTGGTACTACTTACTCTATACTTACAACTGATGTAGGTACAGACTTAGCTATCACTGGTGACTATAATGCTGTTGTAACCATTCCAGGAGACACTGTTGTTA